AAAGCTATCTTAGAGAACCTTTGATCGTTCTTAGGTATTAGTCCTTGAAGAACAGGAATGTCGTGTATGATTTTCAAGGTAAAGGTGGAGAAGTCATCAGCACGGTTCTTAGAAGCAGATACAACAAGTATGTTCTTAGTAGGGTCTAGGAGTAGTTGATGAACAGCATAGGCAGAACATATCCAGGATTTACCTACTCCACGGAATGCCATGATAACAGATCGTTTAGGACCGTGTTGCATGAAGTCAGCTATGTCGTACTGTAAAGCTGTAGGATCAGGTAGGTTCAAGTGTTTCCAAACTACATATAAGAAGTTACGGAAGTCCTTGAGTTGTTTAAGCTTTTCAATACTCATAAGCCAACTCTCTCTCTTTCGGTGTTATAACTGTAATTACTTAATCTTTTCTTTAAGTTCAGGGTCTTCGTCAAAAGGTAACACTTCTCCTAGTAGATCATTAAGAGGAGTATCTTTACCACTCATAAGAATTACATCGTTATCTTTTAGAAGTTGTCTAGCACAATTAAGAAGGGAAGGATTATATTCCTCAGTGATGTGCATTTGTTTAATACCCTTTTTTAAGGTGTCTGTTACTAAAATGTGTAGCTCACCTAATTCTTCTTGTGTCTTCATAATTGTTATTCTTCTTTACTCAACACCGTAACGCAACTTGTCTACGTGCTCGTCTAGTTTATTCACCCTAGTCTTTAGGTGTTCAATGTTCATATCTTGGGTAGCGTCAGCAGGTAAAGCTCCTATCTCGCCACGCGGCCATTTTATCCTAAATTCCGAATTTAAAGAAAGCTCATGTTGAATCCTAGCTATATCCATTTCAATAGTATTTAGTCGATTGACAATCACAGAATATCCCCAAACACACGTCCCGACCAAGGCAATTACCTTCGCAGCAAAAGCGAGTTGTACTTTAGCGGATGCGTTTGCGTTTATCTCTGTCATCTCATGGACTTCTTACTGAGGCTTATATTACCATTTACGACAAGACCAGTAACCTGCTGATAACTTTGATTTCTTTTGATCGCACTTATGTCTAGCTCTAAAAGATTTTCTAGCTTTAGGATTGGACTTTCTAATCTTCATGTTAGCGTCTCCGAATCTTATGGTCTTTGTCTTAGTACCTTCTTTAGCACATACAACAAACTTTTTCTTACCGTGTCCAGGTTCTCCTTTGCGTATTCTTCTGGGTTTATTAATAGCTAAACCTTTACGCTTACATCCTGTAACTACTTTCTTTTTCTCAGCCATCTTACTTATTTTTAAACCCACGCTTCATATTAGCGTATGACTGAGGTGATATTGTAGATTTGCTTTTGCTACGACTAATGCCTAGCTTTCTTCTTCTGTTTATATTTGCGTATAGTCCTTTTTTCATTTCTTCATTAACATCTCCATCATTCTATCTAGTTTACCGTTAATCTCTTTTACCGTAACTTCTAATCCACTCATACGATTCTCCACAGCAGTGTCTCGTTCTCTTTGGGTAGCTAGTTCTACTTCAATCCTTGTCAATCGTTCTTCATCTTTTTCCAAGCGATCTGTAAGCTTTTTAATCATCCAACCAATTACTCCAAGTATAACAGCTAAAGCAGTGTCGAGAAAGTGTGAGAGTTGTTCTGGCATTTGTTTAAAGAGCAGAGATTATGAAGGCTAAGAGTTCTTCGTATCTAATTCCTAATTGAGTCACTTCTTCACCTGTATCCTCATCTGTCCAAGTATCAGAGCAAAACAAACCATATTCATGTGCATCAAGTCCTTCAGCAGAAAAAGCATCTCTTACATCTTGAGCTATAACACCTATATGTTTTCTTGTTCCACCTTTGAATTTAAACTTTCTAACAAGTCCTTTACAAGCTTGTGCTACTCTTAACTCAGCTTCAGATAATTCTTCTATCTCTTCTTTTTGATTTCTATCAGAAGTGTTAATAGTACCTGAACCTGCATATACTACAGACCATCTTTTTGATGCAGCACCAAGCGGTTGTGCGTTATCAGCATTAGGCTCAAAACCCCCAGTAGCTTGATCGAGCTGAACGACAACACCAGCAGTCCCGTTATCATTAACCCAAGCAAATTGCATCTTTCCTGAAAATGCGACGATCCTACCTTTTTTTTGGTTAAGTCCTTCTCCACCTGAATAAAACTCTAGGTAGCCTAAACTATTAGTTGAATGACTAATAATAAATTTATTCCCCGTTCCATAAGCTGCTATATCACCTGCCACTTCTAGTTTGTAATTACCACTAGCAACTGCACCTATTCCAACATTTGTACCTACATTAAAAGTAGTATCAGTATCACTTATTCTAGCAGCAGTAACTGAGTTATCAGTAAGTCCTACTTTAGCTGTGTTAGCTACAACAGCAGAGTTATTAGCTACTTCAGTATCAAAGTCAGATATAGTAGCAGCTGTTTGAGTACCTGTGTGATTAGCTCTGTTCTTTAAGTTAGCGTCTGTGTCGTTGACCGTTGCACCGTCTGCAACATTTAAAATAGTTCTTACTTCTGTTGCAGTTAACTCCTGAGCATCTGACCCAGCACCGTTATCGTTACCTAGTAATACATTATTAGCAGCTACATTCTGTAGTTTTGCGTAAGTAACAGCATCATCATCTAGATTGGATGTACCTATTGTGTTACCTGGCGGTGGAGTTCCTGTAGCAAAAGAAGTAGCAATAGTATCGTCAACATAGTTCTTAGTAGCTGCGTCAGTGTTTGTTGTTGGGTCTACTACATTTGTAATCTTATTAGTACCCATTGAAAGGACACCAGTCATAGTATCCCCTGCGGTGTTTACATAAGTAGCTTCAGTAAAGTTTTTAGTTGTAACATCTTGAGGATCAACAGGATCAGCTACATTTGCAATTCTAGCTAAGTCTCCGTTAAAGTTACCAGTAACAGAATCTTTTACCATAGTGTTATTACCACTACCTTCTGCTATTTCTTCGTTAAGATATAAGTTGTGTAAGTAAGCACGATCAAGTTCAACCTCAGTAAGTACACTACCATTCTCAAAGTCTACAAGGGCTGTACTTGAATCACTAACTCTTTTAATCCTTATCCTATCCCCTGTAGCAGGAGCACTATTAAATATAATAGCATTGGAAGGAGAAGTTTGGATAGTGTAGTCAGTGGTCAATGTCTTAGTAACAAAAGTTCCACCAGGTACACTCGCTTGATCTACTTGTACTACAATGTGAGAATCATCTAGATAAGGAATTGAAAAAGCAAAAGAGGTGGTCGTATTGTCACCTGTGTAATCTACGAATGTATTAGCCATGGTAATCTATTATTAATTTGTTTGTTGTAAAAGTTCAAGCACATCTTCTCGTTGCATCCCACCTCTTAAACCTGCTTTAGCTTTTAAGGCTTTATTATATTGAGCAGCTAATTCAGGAAACTCTGTTAACATTTGTTTTTTAGCTTCTTTTCTATACCGTCTTAGTACTTTATTAATTTCTTCGATTCGAGGACTAGGAAAACCAGGTTCAGATGTTTGTTCTAATCGTTGATACGGTCTACTTTTTATAAGTCTTTGTAAAGAGGTTCGTAAAGTTCTTCCTCCTATCTTAACATCTTTCAACAATTCTGCTTGTCTATCGTAAGCTGTTTGACCTTGTTCATTTTCATGGTCTATTAAGTTTATTTGACCGCCCAAATTAGGAGAGGAGGGTCTAAAAGCATGGTTTAAAGATGCCATTTCAGTTAATACAGGATCATCTTTAACAGGAGACATGGCGATAGGATTTATAAAACCTGTACCCATCCATTGTTCTGCCATATATTCTTCTCCTAGTAGATTTCTTTTCTTATCTAAACCTCCCCTTGCTCCTAACTTCCTAGCAAAAGCATCTCCCATTGATCTTACTTCTCTTAATGATTGAGTGTCATAGTCTGCCATTTGTGAAATAATATTAGGCACAAAAGAAGAAGCGAAGTTCCTACCAAATCTAGCCATGTATCTATCGGGATCGCTTAACGCATCAGTTGCACTTTGAATACCAGCTAAATAAGATTTATTAGTAGCGTTTCTAGTAAAACTTAAAGTTAAAGCTAAAAACACTCTTTCTAAACCTGATTGGTCAAAACCTTCTTTATCTCTTACTCCTGCCTCTACGAGGTCAGCCCCTACTCCTAGTAATGTAGCTAAAGGGTCTAAGCGTTGGTAACTGTAATAAGTATCTCCAATTTTAAGACTGTAAGGTCTCCAACCAGTAGCTTCCAAAGCTTTCTTTTCTTTAGGGTCTCTAGGTCCACCTCCTGTTATATATTCTCTGTTGTTGTAAGCTGTATCTAAAAATACACCAGCAACAGTTACTGATGTCATCATTTTCCCTAAAGCTTGCGAGCGTCTTACTGGGTCTCCGCTTTTAAGATCACTAATTAATCTTCCTCTTTCTTCTTTTAAAACAAATACACCAGGAGTTCTTTCAAAAGCATATTTTAAAATATTAGTGGGAGTACGCACGAAAGGTAACACTAATCTTAACATAGGTAACTTACTTGTAGCGTCTTGTAATACTTTACCTAATGTACCTTCTTGTAAATCCCTTGTAAAAGTTAAGTATTGAGCTTCATCTAAAGCATATTGCATTAAAGCTGAGTTTGTTTTATCAAAATTATCTTTTGAATATTTAATAGCAAACTCATCACGCTCTGATCCTTTTAAACCTTTATTGTTTGCAGCTTCAAGACCTTCCCTGTATAAACCTTCTTCAGAAGATATACGACCTCCTTCAGTAACAATGCCTTCTAAAGTATTGTGAATATGTTCAGCTAATTTCTTAGGGTCTTTTATTCCTTGTTGTATCCCTGACATTGCAGCTTTTAATCGAGCAGCCCTGCGATAAGATAACTGTTTAAAAAACTCATCAGTAGTTAACAATAGTCTACTAGGAATACGAATGAAGTTACCAAAAGCATCTAAAGATTTTTTACTTGTAAGACCTTTTTCAGTTACCATACCTCCTAACTTACTTTCTGCAATTCTCTCACCAGTAATCGCTCCTTGCTTTCTATCTGAAAAAGCTCTGTTTTGAGGGTCTAATAAATTATCGTTTTGTTTAAAAGCTTTCTTAGCAAACTTAGCAGCTTCACCCCACATCTGACCGTTAGACCAAGACGCAAGTACAGCTTTAACAACGGATAAATTACCACTTGCTACTCCACCTGCGACAGCTTCTAGTGTAGACATAACTTGTGTCAGACCGTTACCTATTATATTAACCACTTGTGTTCTAGGACCACTAAGAATAGCATTCATCCAGTATTCAGTAGGCATATCCAGGAAGTGCTTACCTTGTGCCTTCTTAGCTATCTTAAACATAGACGCAAGCATTGAGTCAGGGTTGTCCTTGTCTATTGTTTCTTTTATTAAATTAACGAGTTTATCAGGGTGCATACCTCCTGAAGCGTTTATAAAAGCATTTCTAATTCCTTCAATTTGTAAATCAGATTCACTTAGACCTATCTTTCTTTTTCCGTAGTTTTCTCTCCTGGACCCTAGCAATAAACTACCTTCTCTTCCTAACTTTCTGTAGACATCAGCTACACTTAATAATTGTTGAAAATTATTTTTTAATTTAGCAATAGCAGCAGTACCTCCTCCAGCTCCTTCATACTCATTAACAGCGTCCGTTAAATTATCTATAACACCATTAGCTTGATCTCGTAAACTTTGTTGTACAACTCTAGCTTCAGATACTTTAGTAGCTGCGTCCTTTCCTTCCTGAAGCATCAACATTTGTTCTATTTCAGCGTCAATCTCAGTAATAGCACCTTCTACGGTTACTTTATCAGTATTCTCTTTGTAGTATTTCTCTAGTATATCTTTCAATACAACAACGTCTCCGTCAGTCTCCAATGCAAACTGTGGTAGTCTAGGTGTACCTCCTTTTAATAGTTCATCAGCATATCCACGGAACTTCTCAGGCACAGCCTCAAGGAACTCATTAGGTTTCTTAGGGTCGAGTTTAGGTAGCTCAGGGGCGAAGTCTATAGTACTTAGATCAATTCCTTCATCTTTGGCTACTTTCTTTAAGTGCTTATCTATTTTCTTATTAGCTTTATTTAGATAAAACTGCAACTCCCCAGCCTCTTCGTAAGCTTCTTCTTTTATAGCGTTTTCTATTCGCTTTCTTAATTCACTATATAACATGGGTTTACCTCTTACAGCAGGAGTAAAGTCCATCGTGAAAACACGTCGTTCTTGGTCTATTAAAAGTTTGTCGCTTTGCTTTCCTAAATCCGAGTAATACCATTTATCTAAATCAGATATTTCTTCTTCAGGCAGCATATCCACACCTATACGTTTAGTGCCAGGAAGCTTCATCTCTGCGATTTCACCTACACGACTAACAATGTTATTAGCTAAATCAGTGCTTACACCTCTACCAAAGAAACTTTTTACTGTATTAACAACCTTCTCCCACATTGTCATCTTAGGAGTATACTGGATACCTTTTAAAGCCTCTTGCAGTCTTGGGTCGGAAAAAGCCATCGACATAAACTCAGCAGGATTCTTTATCCAATACAAACTTTCATCAGCACCTGATGCTACTATATCGTCACGCATACTGTCCGCTTTCTTAAACATACGGAACATCTCTGCTATAGGTTTAGGTAAGTCTTTTTTAAGTACATCATCTATAGCTTTTGCACGAGCTGCTATATCCGTACTCGTTATTTTATTAAACGAGTTAGCGTCAAAAAATTTGTTTACGTTATCAACAGTTACAGCGTGAGTGCCTTCGTGTAATAAAACATAAGCAGGGTTTTTTCTTAAAACAGCAGAACGCCCATCAAAAACTACACGTCTTTTACCGCTTTCATAAAACGAACCTTCAGGCAATTCTGATGGAATATTACTAGCAAAAGCTCTATCTTCTAACTTAGCGTCTATTCCTGTATCTTTACCAAGTGCTAATAGCTTCTTTACGATAGGAGTGTACTGACCTAAATTACCGTTTGTCCTACCGTTTAAATCCTCTAGAGCTTCTCTAACGGTCATCGGATTATCAGTCTGCATCCGACTAGCTACTTGCTCTACAATCGTCTTATCGTAAAAGTCTTTTTTAAGAACAGGGTTTATTTGTCCTAAATCTTCATCTAGGGACTTTATAGCTGTAACTTTGCCATCGACAATGAGTTTGGTTCGTATATCAGTAAAGGGAGACTTTCCAGCTTCAGTGGGTTTAGGAGCAAATGCTACAGCTTTACCGCCATCTAAAGGCTCAACAGCAGCTTGTGCTTGCCCGATAGCATCCTTACCTTCCTCTTTAGCTTTACGACCTCTCTTAATAGCTTTCAGTCCTGATATAAAAGTACCAGCTACAGCTTCAAGACCTAGACCTTCCAACACATTCTTCATGCGTCCCTCTAACTCACCCTCGTCTTCATCGTAAGCTAAGAACTCAGTAACTGGATTCTGTAACTCTGGTACTTGTTGGATGAGATTAGACAGTCTAGCTTCCTGTCCGTTAAAGAAAGTGAAGTCAGTAGCAGCACCTGCAACAACACCCTTAGTAACAGTACCTGCTTTAGCTAATGCACCTGCTCTACCTGCGAGACCAAACAAAGGAACGAAACCTGTAGCAAACTGTGATATACCTTCTACAGCACCACCTGCCATAGTCTTAGAAGTACCAAGGAATCTAGTATCGTAGTCAGGTAGTATATCAAAAGATAAGTAGTCTGCTAGGTTGTAAGCACCTTGAACAGCACCTTCTATACCTCGAAACGGAGCAGCTAATATATCTGTTGCGTAGTCAAAAAAATCGTTATCGTCTTCCTGTATGTTATCTTCTGGTAGTGCCATAATTAATCAATAAGTAAAAAATCAGGTAAAGGATCAAATTCACTTCTGCCTGTTGAATCTATTAGTTCTTGTAATTTTTCTTCGTCAGTTAAAGGTCTATAAGAATCAGGTAAAGGTTTATAGGGTACAATTCCTCTTTTCCTAACCAACTGCTGCAAACGCACAAACTCAAAAAATTCTGTTTTTATCCCTGTTGCTTCTTTAATTCTTTCAACAATCTGTTTTCCTTCTTCTGTTTCAGCGTTGTCGATCTGTTCTTGAGTTAATAATACAAATTTATCTCTGTTAGGATCACCTATTAACTCACGAGGTTTAAAAGGTATACCTGCGTAAGTACGAGCAAAACCATCTTTATCTAAGTTTTCAAGAACATCTAAAGTAAATACACCATCCATTAATCTAACGGAATCAATATGTCTTTGTCTCGCTTCATCGTGTGTCATTGCAAAAACGCCTACAAATCTGTTAGTATCATATGAAAGTCTGGCAAATTCATTCGCTAAATCAGGTATATATTTTTTAATGTACTGTTTAGCTTTGTTAGAGTTTTCATCTTTAGGATCAGAACTTACCATTGAATACCAACCACCAGGATCAACAGCCATTCTTAACAATTCTTCAGGTTCTCCTTCAAGGTCAACAGGTTGTAGTACTTCAGGTTTTTCAGCTGTAACCACAGTCTTAGGTTGTTTAGCTTCTAAATCTGTAAAAATAGTTTTTAATTCTGCGTTTATTTTTGGTGCATTTTCTGTTAATAAAGTCGTAGCAAAAGCGTCTAACTGTTGAGCTGCTTCTTCTGTAGGAAGTCCTAACAGTTCATCTCTTTTGTTAGATACTAAAAGATTAATTTCTGCTGCTTTTCTATTTTGGTACTCAATTATTTCAGGTTTACTAGCTAATTCAGGATAATTAATACTTACCGTTTTAAATAGGTTTTGAAGATTAGAGGTAACTGATCTAGGGTGAGCTATTGTAGCTGCGTTTGTTATCAAATTTTTAGTATAAGTATCTGCGTCCCTTAAATCGTCAGTTTGTATTCTATCTATTTCAGAGAGAAGATCACCTCTTTCAGCTTCATTTAAATCTGTATTGCTTATAATCTCTCTTCTGAAGTACTCAGCTAAATCACTTTTATTATCAAAAGTTTGGTCTTCAATAGTTGTTTGTTTATCAAGTTTTAATTTAGTTAAGTTTGTTTTAAAACTACCTGAAAAGTTTTTTATATAATCTTTCTTATCTTCTTCTCTTCTATCTTCAGCTAATTCAGCTCCTTTATCTATTATGTCTTGCAATCTATTATACTCCATCTCAGACATTTTAGCTGTACCAAATTTTAAATTCCCTTTAGCCCACAACAACAAACCGTCAGCTTGATCTTCCATCTCATCTGTGGCAGCCATTCTATTTAATACACTAGCTAATAGTTCTCTTTGTTCTTTAGGTGTATGAGCGTTTGTACCTCCCCAATCTCCCATTAAAGAATCACCTAAAGTAATTATATTACCTGAAGCATCTCGATCTACTTCAAAATTAAAATCACCTCTAATTAACTTTTCTCTTATTTGTTCGTTATCGGTGTCTAACAAATTAAAAACTTTATCATACATACTTGATCCAGCAGTGTATAAGTTTTCCTGTCTAGCTATAGCGTTTATTTTCCTTTCAAAATTAACCTTCAAACTAGGAGTTGCTGTATTAAGAGACTGTTGTAACCCTTCACGAGCTAATAAAGAATCTCTAATACCAGGATTTTCCTCTATGTAGGAATCTCGTAGTTGTTGTACTATTTTATCTGCACCTAAATCAGAGTCACCTTGTTCAGGGTTTTCTAACCTTAATGTAATCTGTGATATTAAATCACGACTCATTAAAGACCCTGCCGCTTTAGCTCTTCTTTCCTGGTTAACAGGAGAAGCAAGCCAGCTAAGTCTACCTTTCCTCGTTAATTTATCAAACTCTCCTTCTTTATTCTTTTTAAGTTTTTCTATTTCTTCAGGGCTTATACTTGCTAAATCTGCTATCTCTCGTTCTATATTTTGATCCGCTATCTGCCTTAACTCCCCAACACCTTGTACTGCTACACCTACAGCTCTTGCTAATTGACCTAGTTTACCTTCTTGCCAAGGAGTAGCTTGAGGAAGTAGTGTTCTAGTTTGCCCTACACTTCCTGGTATAGCTGCTTGTAAAGATGGAACTGCTCCTCCTAATCCCTGTACTACTACTCGTCTTTTCTTCTCAGCCATGTTATTATGAAAACTCCTTGTAAGCTCGTGCTGCTTGTGTTCCTGTTTGTAAAGCTGACAGTAATAAACTAGGTTTTGACACAGGTCTACTTAACCTCATCATCTCTTGTTGAAATCCAAAACCTTGTTCTTCTAAAGCTAACTCAGTACCTACAGCTTTAAACTCTTGTTGTCTAGCTTGTGCTGATTTAACTCTACCGTACTGTGCGTATAAATCATCAATAGGTGCTTCTGATATAGCTCCTGCTTCTCCCATCGCTGTGACACCTGTAGCAACTCTTTGTCTTTGTTCGAGAGCTAACTGCTCCATCTTCCTTGCTTCTGCTTCTTTGTCTTGTGCTTCCCTAAGTCTAGTAGCAGATTGTTCTCTTTGAAAGCGTTGTCTCTCTACAGCTTGTGCTTGTGCTTGATAGGCAGCTTGTGCTTGTGCAGCTTGACGCTGTGCCATAAACTGAGCACCGCCTGAAGCGATTGTTAATCCTGCCATTACTGTTGGGTCACACATAATAAAGTTACTTCCTCTCTATCTTAAATGCCTTATAACCAGGGATATTGCAATCCTGAAAAGTAGCTCCTAACCAAGTCAACCACCTGACACTAAGTGTATTAGCTTCCATTACATAGTTAGTTAAGTAATCAAATCCATCCATTAAATCGTCTATCCACATCTGTGATTCTTTAACAAACTTCTTCTTTACTTTATAAAAATTCCTTGTACCTAGTAACCAACAAACTCCAATGTTCCCTCTAGGACTCACTCCAAAGCAAGCTAATAGACCGTCTTGACATGTCTTGACGCTATAGCATTTACTACTTGATTCAAAAGATCCGTACACAGCGTCTCTAGGGTGGTGCATTAAACCTATACATTCCATCATATCTTCTTCTCGTAAGTCATCATATAACAAAGGAGCGTCTTCCACTGCATAAGCTTTTTCTATCTTAACCTCCATAGCGTCTACTCCTTGATATGATTGTAGATTCAAACTCAGCAGATAGTAACTTCACTGGTAAAGCACTAGAAGATTTAATTTCGATAGTGGCATCATTAGGTTGAGCTTGTACAGCAAACTTAAAGAATCCACTCTCAGGTGTGAATTTACTAAGGGTACTGACAGAGGCTAACAAACTTGGGTTGTAGGTGTAAGTGTATTTATCTCTAAATTTAGGTGTTACTTCTACATCAAAGTGTCCTGATTCTGTATGTTCAATACTACCGTTACGAATCGTTTGGAATGTGTAATCAGATGCAGATCGTCCTCCTCTTTCTGTAGGTTGTTTCAAGTTCTGCTTAGAGAACCTGTATAACATATCGTATTCGTATCCTACAAAGTAATCACTTTCACTGATATATTCAAAACCATCAGCAGACCACATAGGAGCTACATCCACTTCTGAGGTCACCTCCCAATAAGTAACATTTGAAGTAAGAATAGAAGATGACGAAGTGTGTCCTTGTTTACATTTGTACAAGACTTCCGTAGTGTAACTTTGAGCGTCTGCCCAAACACTTGCTGCTTGTGATGTTGTTACTTTTCTCCAATAACTTTGCCAATTAGCTCCTGATCCTGGTTTCTTATCCGAAGAGGAAGTATGAGTTGAGGTGCAAATGTATTTGTCGTTTCCTACAGAAACAAACGAACCTCCGTCTGATACATAACTAGCTAATCTTCCATCAATTAAAACTTGTATATCATATACATTACTCTTAGTAACCACTTTCTTATTACCGTTTTTAGAGTAAATAGCCATACCGTCTTTAAACCTAAAACCGTTTTGAAATTGCATAAAGGTAACATCAGTGTGATATACACCATTAAATAATTTAGGAGAAGAACTACCTGTCTTAGTATAAGATATTGTATTCACAAACGCTGATAAAACACCAGGTGATGCTATAGTTTGTATCCTTCTGTCTAACAAGATCGCATAATTCCTATCTTGCTCTGCTAATCCATTTTCCATTGGTATCTTCTCTAAGAATGTACCATCGCTGTCTGTTGTAATAACAAATAAATCAGATTGTATAAAATGAAAACCTCTAATTTCCTTAGCAAAAGTAAAGGTCATCCAAGCACTCTGTATCTTCTCTCTGCCTTGCCAAAAGTATTTATATACATACAACTTCTTATAGTCAGTTGTTGATTGCACAACTATCATATTCTCTGCTGCACTACCTGCCATTCTTATAATATTAGAAGGTATATATTTATTAACTTGTTCTGTAATCTCACTTGCTCCGTAAGTCTCTGTGTTATTATCTATAGTGTATTCAAGTAAACCCTCAAAGTTATTTCTTTTAAAGTTAAAGTATATATTACTACTAAGTGCTAACGGTCTTATACTTTCTGCCACATCGTACTCAGTAACTGGAGAGATAGTAACAGTCTTAGGAGTTAATAAATCACCACCTCTCAATACGAATTGAGTCTTAGGAGAAAATAACATTAACTTCTGTTGGAACGCCTGTGCAAATTTTAGTACGCTTATCTTAGTGTGAGATACACCTACATCTATAGGAGCAGAGTCTAGTAAAGATTGTGTGGTAGTCCTGAAGAAATTAAAGTATTCATCTGCTTCTGAGAACACAACAGCATCATCAGTCAACACCCCTAACCTGTTCTTAAAGAAGAAGATATCATTAATTGTAGAACCTGTAAAAGATGGAAATGGATTAGTGTTGTCATCTCCTGCTCCTCTAGGTGTCCACTCAACCAAATTTAATGTAAATCCTGTGATCTTACCTGTGTCTGGAGTAGGTACTAATCTTACAGGCATTGTGTCTTGGTCAAAAAATGTTTCTAGACCTAATGATTCTGACTTATCTGTTCCTTCGTTTGTCCATCCTGCATCTTCTATCCAAGAACCTTTTCCGAAGTCTTCATTATCCTTGGTCTTGAATTTAACATAGTAATCATCTTGATCTAAGTCAGCATCACCAATGATCTTAACCCTGAATAGATTGAAACATTCTTTAGGTAATTCAGTGATGTTATCTACTTCTTTATAAATAACACCTAATGCTTGATTACCTAAACCATCTGCAACTTTAATTTGAAAATCAGAATCAGCTGTTATCTTTATAACACTATCTTCTCTTTCTGTTGTAAACTTAGTAGTCGATCCTGAAACGGTAGCAGAAAAAGTAGGTAAAGTATAAGGAGCACCTGTGATAACTTCTGTGTCATATGTAGTAGAATATCTACCACTAATACTTCTTATACCTTTATCAACTTTTATAGAAGTTATCTTTTTAATTACTAAAGACAAAGGATTAGTAATAATGTCTGAATCATATCCTGTGCCTTTATGAGTTAAAGTTGAACTAGATACTCTTCCGTTAGCATCAAAGACAATCTCTCCTCCAGCACCTGAAGCTACAGTATTACCTATCGTTTGATTAACAGTATATGTATAGCTGACCTTACGAGTAAAACTCCCTCCTGTAGGTGCAAATCCCGACCCTGTTCCTGTAGTAAAAGTAACACCACTTAACACACCTGCTGACCCTACAAAAGAATTTATCTGTGCTTGTAAGTCTTGAGCTATTAACTCTGTGTCTGCGTGTTCTCCTGTGCTGCTTGAACCACTTTCGTAAGTGTGTCCACTAGGAGGAGTTTTATTACTTTGATTAGGAGCACCACTATCAAAAGGAACTAATTGACCGTCTAAGAATACATCATAAGTCTTCTCATAGTCTCCTAACTTAACAAAGATCAAAGCTTCCTTTTCCAAGTCCTTTGACTTCAATGTGGAGTTCTTAGTTACCGTCTTTGTTGTGTTAACAATAAAAGTAGAATCAGCTATCGTTAAAGCTCTTAGTTCTTTATTAGGATCACTACAAGTTAAATAAGTATTAGCAGTAGCATCTACCACATTTACAGTTAAGTCGCCATCAGCATCATTGTCAGCAGTTAGATCACGTGCTTTTAATCCGTTAACAGAGTCGTAACTAATAACATATTTATTCTGTTCATCTCTGTCTACAAAGTGTGTGAATAAATTAGAGTTAACATTAGGAGCTAATCCTGTGTCATATAAGAATCTACTGTTAGGTCTTTTAACAAGTCCCTCTACTACAGTAGACCAAGCATTTATCTGTTCATCACACTGTCCAGGGTATCTTAAATTATCAGGTTGCTGTGATACACCTTGGGCAAGGTTGGGAATACTGGTGTTAAGCAGTGGCATTATCTGTCAATTACTCGCATTACGCTATAGTGATCAAAGATAGTTCTGTCAGCATTCTCTGAGTCGCTTTCAATAGCCCTAGCTTTAGCTTCTATCTCATCTCTTAAAGCAAACCCTTCTATCTCACGACTACCTAAGAACCTAGCAGCAAAGATGCGAGCTGATTTAACAGATATGTAATGTCTAAATTGTTCAGGCAGTTCCTCGAACTCTAACTCAAAAGTAATAATAGCTTTTAAGTCTTTGGTCCAAGTCTCCCTGTGGTTTTTCCTGTCGTATAATTTAAGACCTCTTTGTACAGCGTCTGTGTCTGTGTTTAACTCAGGGTCTAAATCTACTTTTAAAGTGTTAACAGGAAGAGTAATCTTACTAGTAATAGCATCTGGTACTAGTGGATAATCATACTCTGTATTAAAATGCCATCCTTCTGATTGGATAGCTTTGCTGGTTTCGTCTAACGCATGGACTGCTTGTGTAACGGTTACAGGAACACTAGTTCCACTTAAAGTATTAACAGGTGATTCTCCTATTACAGAGATCATTATGTTTACCGCTTCTAGTTTCGTTGTCAGTGCCATAGCTTAATAAATAAAAATATCGGTGGAGGGTGCGGAACGAATCACAGACCACCCAACACCGAAGAGAGAATTATTTCTGTAACTCGATAGCACACTCAGGACGGAGAACTCCGTGACCCATAGCATACTTAGCAACAAAAAGTGTTCCTTGACGCTCGATTTGATACTCGCTTTCAGTAGCAAGATCAAGAAGCTTAACTGTTCCGACAGCAGCAGAGTGAGCAACGATACCAAGAGTATTGGTGAAGTTACCATTATAACCTGCTCCACCTGCACCGAAGACATCATTGTTAGAAGCACCGTCTCCAGAAGTAACAGCTGATAAATCAGTTGAAGGAATGTGATTACTTTTGTAGATCGTGATACCTGCAACTTGAGGAATTGATCCTGAAGCAATGCTTCCTACTCCTCCAACATCTTTATTGACAGCTGAAGTAGAGATAGCCAACGCACCAGCACCGCCAGTGATTAACTTGTAATACTCTTGTGGACGAAGTACGCAGAAACGACCATCACTAGGAACGTCGTTTTCGTCTAGCTTCTGAGCAGCAGTGAATAAAGCAGCAACAAGTTCTGCTCCTGTTGGATCAGTGTTGTCAGCATCGTCAGCTGAGTCAGCACCTGTTCCCATTGCGTTAGCAGAAACATCGAGGATTCCTCCAACTTTACCGCCAGTAACAGCAGCAGCTGAACGAGCAGAAGCGATGAATACTTTAGCAATAGCAGTATCGAAACGAACTGCAAGAGCTTTACCCAACTCGTTAGCGTAAACGCTGCGGATGTCGTAGTGATTCTTTACGTCGTCGATGTTAGCCAAGAAGGTAGAAGCAAGTAACATCTTATCGATTGTAATTACTTTCTCTGCTTTCTTGATGTCGCTCAAGTATGAGTTTCCACTGTCAGCGATGTTTTCGCCAGGTGTGTGATAGTCAGCAGAAGCTACGCCTGTTACAGGGAACTGAGCTGATTTACCGTTTTCAATTGTGCGAACAGTATGTAGTGGTTTGAAGACGTTCGACTCCTCAAAGGTTTGCAAGATTTCTCCGCTAAACTTTTTAAGAAACAAAGCATCTACATCACCAGCACTATTAACTTGTCCTACACGTGAGGGGGATGTATCTCCATTAGCCATGATATATTATCTCCTTATGTATTTTGTTATTAATGTTTATGTATTTGTTTTGCGACTTTCGTTGTAACCTTCGTTCGAGATTGTCCACCGCAGTGGGTCTTGACATTAGTTATACTAATTGTCTGTTAAAGTGTATTTAGTATAATAATTCCACCTAAACAAAGAACAGTCAAGACAATAGCTTTCTCCTTCTTTGTAAGCGAGTTATAAAATTTTAATAGTTTATTCATTTGTTTTGTGCTTTATTGTGAACATAGCGTGTGTAGATCAACGGTACTACATTCCAAAGAATAACACCGACAAGGCATAGTTTCAAGAAACCATATACTTCATCTAACATAGAGTCAAAGAAACCATTGTCCATCTCTTCACTCAGTTGTTGTTGTACAAGTTTCTGTACATCTCCTTCAGATAAAGCTTTTACTTTACTAGCTAATCCTTTGTTCTCCTCCATCAACTTAGCTCCTTCTCCTACTCCCCATCCCAAGGCAGCACCACCAGCAGCAGCACCAGGACCACCAAGGCTACCAACAGTAGCTCCACCCACACTCCCTGCTAACGGATAAAAAGAAGCCTTGGAACATCCTCCTAAAAGAACCAGAACCAACACTGGCAAGAAAAAAAGAGGAGTCCAAGGCTTCATCGCATGAACCAAATAAAATTATAAGTAATTATGACTCGCTGCTATGCGTCTGTCAATCTCTTCGTGGTAAGCTTTGTCACCACTTTTGTATCGAGGATCAGACATTGCACGAGCAAGTTCTTGATTAGATTTAAAAGGCATTGTAGATGAACCACTTACAGCACCTTGTACTA